AATGGATTTAAACAGTTATCTACTTGAACAAGATTTTGAAGATTATTGCAGATTTGCGTATGAGAAAATTCAATCTGCATGTGATTTCCTCGGAATTATAAATGACGAGGATTATGAGAGTTTTAAGGAAAGGTGTTATACCCAACTTGAAACAGATTACTTAAACAGTATTGATAGAACAATACATTAATGGAGAAAAAATATGGTTGACATATTAGGTGGAATGAGTAATTCCAACAGTGAGAGTCAGCAAGTATATCTTGCTTTCAAAACATCACATCAGCAATTTTTTGCTAATGGTGAAACGCCAGTAGAGTTTCAATATCTACAGCTTGACCCTTCAACATTCAAATCAGGATGGGGAAGATATACAAAAGCTGAAGGTTTTGAATATTCTTGGGATGATAAATTTGGTGTAGTAGCACCTAAACCAGCAGATGACTATAAAAGAGCATTTAGTGCTTGGGTCTTTCCGCAAGGAGCTCAACATGCTTACTTATGGCAAAGATTTACTTATGCTGAATCAAGTGCATTTAATAGCATACTGGGTAGCTTTTGGAATCAAATGGATTCTAGTTCAGCTAACTTACCTGTTGTTAAGTATGAAGGCTCTAAGCCTATCCAAGTAGGCATGGGTAATTCTTCAGAGCTATCATTTAGCTTTGCTAAGTTTGCACCTAGAACTGCTGAGTTTGTAATACCTAGTTGGTATTTAGAACAAGAAGCACCAGTAGAGGACACATTTAAGAGTCCTAATGATGGTCTTAGCGATAAAGTAGCTGAGATGGTAAATCAGAATGAATTATCAGATGACGATATACCATTCTGATGCAATCAGTTGATTGGCAAAGAATAGCACCTGAAGTTGCAAAGCAATTATTAGGTGAACCTACAAGTACCTCTTCTAAAGAATATAGGTGGGGTACTCATGGGTCTTTAACTTTAAATTTAGAATCTGCTACTTGGTATAATTTTGAAGATGATACAGGTGGTGGAATAATAGATTTAATAAAACATCTGAATCAAGATGTTAATACAGTTTTAAAACAGTTTGGTTATGACTTAGCATTACAATCTAATGACTCCTTATTAAGTGGTTTTACCCCCCTAAAAACTAAAACCACAGGTAATGCTAGGTCATTCTCTAAAGAGAAGATGAGGGAACTTCATTCGGAAGCAATAGTAAAAGTGCAATATGCAAAAAACTTTTGGGTAATGAGGTTTCCTGATGGTCATTTTATTAAGCAGAAATACGCACCATTCAGTCTTAATGAAGATGGTACTTGGTCTATGAAGCGACCTGAAGGCTTATTACCCATTTATCATACTAATAAGTACCCTGATAAGCCTATTATCATAAATGAGGGTGAGAAGGCTTTAAGGGGTTGTGAGAGCATTTGGGATTATGATTCATGCACTTGGCATGGTGGAGTTAATAGTTGGGAAAAGGCAGATTGGAGTCCTATATTTGGCAGAAATGTATGGATATTTCCTGATAATGATGAAGCAGGTATTAAATGTGCTAATGAAATAGGCACTATGTTAAGAAAGAATGGGTGTAAGGTTAAAGTGGCTCAACCACCAGCAGGATTCAAAGAGAAAGATGATTTATATGATGCTTTTGTTCGTGGGGATTTTAAGGAATCAAAAGATTTAGAAGATTACATTAATAGTTGTGTAGAGAAGAAGCCTAAAGGCATGGTTACTTTTACTAGAGCTGATGAAGTATTGAAGCAGGTAGATAATCCTGATTGGTTAATAAAAGATGTAGTAGAGAAAGAATCATTGATGTGTATCTTTGGTAAACCCAAAAGCGGTAAGTCATTTATTGCTATTGCTATGGCAGCAGCTATTGCTAAAGGTGAAAAGTTTTATGGTAATGAATCTTTTAGTAAACCAGTTATGTATGTATGCGGTGAGGGTCAGAGGGGTGTTAAAAGAAGATTAGCAGCTTGGCAACAAGGAATGTTTGATTTGACTGGAGTACCTTTATACCTATCAGATAGAGCAGTTAGGGTTAATGACCCTGATGATTTTAAGATGTTAGAAGAAGAGATAGAAGCATTAACGCAACAAGTAGGTGAAATAGGCATGATAGTTATTGATACTTTTCAAAGAAACTTTGTTGGTAATGAGAACAGTGCAGAAGATGTTGGTAGCTTTATTAACAAATTAGATGGACTTATATCACATTATAAGTGTTGTGTATGTTTGGTTCATCATACTGGTCATGGCAATTCGGATAGAGGTAGAGGTTCAAGTGTTATGGGTGCTTCTTTAGATTATGAATTTAAGGTAGATAGAGAAGATAAGGCTGTAGGCGATAACTTAGAAGAACAAATGTTTGTATCTTTTGAGCAGACATTAAATAAAGATGGTCAAGGTATGTCTGAGAAGTCTTTTGTATTTAAAGAGGTAGAGATTATAGGTGAAGGATTAAATCTTACATCAGGATTCTTAGAAGAGACCAATATTGATTTTAAAACTAAGAAATCAGATAAATTACCTATGATGCAAGATAGAACATTAACTGCATTAGAAACTGTGGCTTATATTAAAGATAATCAGAATCCTCAAGACCAATTTATGATTCCTAGCGACTTAGAGGGTTATGTAAAGAATAAAGATGGCGATAACATAAATGCTAATAATATTGGCAAACATTTAGATGCTTTAAAAGAAAAAGGACAGGTATATAAGCATGAAAAGTTTGGATGGCAACATATCAAATTTAAGAATAAACAGCCAAGTTTTGAAGAAAAGTTTGATTAAGAAGGAAGTTGGTAGGAAGTTTGGTAGGAAGTTTTGAAGGAAGTTTTAGCTAAATATGAACAATTAGGTCGGAAGGAAGGGAAGGAAGTATGTAATACTTCCCTTACTTCCTACTAAATCATCAGGAAGGATATGAAAACATACTTAAATGAATCTTTAAAAGATAAATTAAAAGAATTAAGACTTTATGAAGTTGATACTCGTATTAAGTGGGGTAATAGAAAACGAATCTTTAAGATGGTTGGTGTTCAGTTTGAGATTAAGTTTTGTAGAGCAGAACAGATGTTGAAAGATTCTTTATTCTCTGACCCTGTTAAAAAGAAACTACAAATGGTTGAGATGATGATAAGAGCTTATGAGCAATTAAATATCAAATGTGAAGAAAGTGGTTATATACAAATACAACCTAATGCTAAGTGTTTTAATTTTGATAACAAAACAGCACTGGTTTGTGATACTGATTCTGATAAACCTGTATTGGAGAAAATACACAAAGATGAGAAGGACATAATGATATTTAGTATTGAAGAATTATTTAGATGCATCCCCAGTGATTTTATGAGAGCTAAAGAACTACTAAGTAAATTAGATAAATCAGTAAATATTAAGAGAGTTGATTATGTCTAGAAAAAAATATTATAAAGGAGAAAAAATGCAAAAATTATTAAAAATTGAAGATTTGGTAGAAATGGGTTTTGGTTGTAGGCAAACAATTATGAAAAAAGTTTTTAACAATGAGTTTCCCTGTCCTATTAAATTAGGAAAAAGTAAAAGGTCACCTATAAGATGGATTGCTTCTGAGGTTGATAGTTTTTTAAAAAATCCTAATTTACGCAAACATATTGTAACTAAAGAAAAAAAATTAGATATTTATATACAAAATAATAATCATACAAGTTTAATTTATACAAAAGAAAAACAAGACGCTATAAATAAATTTAACAAAATTGATTTTGAATGTTTCTTATTAAGACCAATTGAAGAGTTAGGTTTAACTAATTATGTTACAAGGTATTTAAAAGTACACAATGTATATCTAATTGGTCAATTAATACAAAAAACAGAATGGGATATTGCAAAAATGGATAATTTAGGAAAAAAGGCATTAAAGGAAATACAAGATAAACTTGATTACAAAGGATGGCGTTTATCAAAAATAAAAGAACAAAAAATATTAAAAAATAAAATAATTCAATTTAAAAATGTCTAACTGGCATGGTGGTAAAGGTTCAAAGCGTAGACCTGAAGATAAGAAAAAGATAGATGATAATTGGGATAAGATATTTAAAAAGAAGAAGGATAAGAAAAAGAAATGAGTAAGTTTTATCAAGAAGATTTACCTTATGGAGAAGCTGGAGAAAAGTTTGTGCTAAGTATTATCAACAGGAAACATCCTATGGCGTACAAGATGGAAGGTTATTTTATAGAATATGACATTATGATTCCTGAGATACAAAAGACTGTAGAAGTTAAAAGAGATAAGCATACTGATAGAACTGGTAATGCTTTTATAGAAACTTACTGTAATAAGATTGAATCAGGTATCAATGCAAGTACATCAGATTATTGGGCATATCTAACAAAGACTAAGTTATATTGGATTAAGTCAAATGATTTAAAGATATGTATATTAGAAAATAATATACCTGAAGGTAAGAACTACATGATTGATGGAAAGATAATTGATGCTTACCTGATACCTATAGATATATTTAAGAACTATTGTATGAGAATAGATACACTAACTGAGGAGCAGATATGCCAATTAAACTAAAACAAAGTGCCAAGATAAGAGATAGAGCTACTGGCAAGATAACAACAGAACACTACTACTTAAAGTGTATGACACTTCAGGAGCTTAATGATTACATTGAATCATCTAGTGCTAAGAAGAAAGTCATACAGAAATGTAAGAATGAAATAATAAGGAGAAATAAATGAATAAAGAATTGTATAAAATTGTTAAAGAAGAAGACCTAGAATTGCTTGGCGTTCAAGAATATAACGAAATGCTTGATTGGTTAAATATAGCTACAGAAGATATCAACGAGCTTTGGAATCACATTGACCCTGAACTTAAAATAAAAAAAGAATTAGATAATGACCCTTTATATATAAATATAGAGAATATTTGTTATGAAGCAAGATTAATGCAAACAGTAATGCTTAATTTAGAAGCAATTATAAGTATGCTAAAACTATCAAAAGATAACTTTAACAAGAGATACAAATGAATGACCCAGTAAACCATCCACTACATTACAACAATGCTAAAGGTGGACTTGAATGTATTGACTACATTAAACAACAGTTAGGGAGCAACTTCCCTGCATATCTTGAGGGTAATGCAATTAAATATTTGCATCGCCATAAATACAAAGATGCCAACATACAGGACTTAGAGAAGAGTATTTGGTATATTAATAAATTAAAAGAACATTACGAGAACTTATGAAGATAGATAAAAACAAATTAGAAAAGAAAATAAAAGAGGGTAAGTCTAGCCATGATATAGCTATGACTTATGATGTGCATCCATCTACTGTAAGAAGAAAAGCTAAAGAGTTTGGATTAAAGTTTGAGACGCAATCATACTGGAGAAAGAGATGAAGCTATCTGTTAAAGATAATATAAAAGATGTAACTAAATGGACAACCAATGTTCAGAAGAAGCAAGTACCATTTGCAACAGCTATGGCTATTAATAAAACTCTTGGTATAGGTAAAAGCAATCGCATGAGAGGATTAGATAGAGAGATGCAGAAACAAATGATTAAGAAGTTAGATAGACCAATGGCTAGAACCACAAAGGCTTTCTATAGAATTGCTGCAAGAAAAACAAAT